TTCTTTTTCGAAAGTGTCCATATCATTAGCTCGCCATGCTTTGGACATTCGTTCCCCTCTCTTACTTGCAGCTCTATACGCTAATTTTGAGGAGATTTCGTCAAGTTCTTCAACTTCTTCGTTGGTCGCTTTCTTAGCGGCATAAAAGGCACCAAGAGCCATTTGAATTCTTTCTTTCTTGGATTTACCTTCAAACTTGGGGTTGTCAGAATGTACAAAATCGTGGATCCACTTTTCGGCTCCATCGGAAACAGATAACTTTTCTTCTAGTTCTTCTGATTCTTTTCTTAATAACTTGAAATCTTGAGAATCTAATTTACCATTTTTATTTTTATCAAGTTTGTGTTGGTCGCCTTTTAGTTTAGTTTCAGCTCTAGCTAAACCAGTATCCATTTTCTTTTGCGCCTTTTCATTAGCACCCATATCCCATTGACGTTTATTAACGTAACTTTGAAGGGTTTCTTTGCTTAGTTCTTGGATGGATTCAGATTCTTCAAAATCTTCGTCTTCAAAGTCGTCAACTGGTTCTTCTCTTTCGTTTTGAACTAGGGTTTGTGCAACTTCGATTCTTTTACCAGCAAGAGCGTCAGAAACTTTCTGCATTAGAGCGTTTTCGATTTCTTTTCCCATTTCGCTAATGTTATTAGAAAATGCGAAATCTACCGCTTTAGAAATATTCTCGTTCATTATTGACTCCTAAATTTATTATTTATATACGTTGTATGGATTATTTGGATTTTGCGGTGTTGATTCTTGACCTTGTTCTTGTCCGGCATCAATCTGTTGATCTGGTTGAGGCATCAATTTACTCTGCAATTCCGCTGCTTGAGCTTGTAATTTAATTTGATTGCTCTGATCTTCTTCTTGATTTTTTATGTCTTCCTTTTTTTCGGTTTCCATCTCTTTACTCATATGTCGAATCTCGTCGTCATTCAACCTTAATACATTCCTTTGAATCCATTCTTTTGAATAATATTTCCCAACGTAAGGGTCAATAATCCCAAGAATCCCCAATCGACCTTGCATCAATTCTGCTTCTTTCAATTCAGAATAGTTATTATCTTTTACGAAGTCGTAAAATACGCCCTCTTTATATTCTTCCCATTCTTCTTCTGTACAAACCCCTTTTAAAACTAATTGAATTCTCATGATTTGATCAAACATATCAGAAAATTTATTTCTTAGTTTGTCAATAAATTTAGCAAACTTTAATTCGTCTCTTGTAATTTCGCTGCTTCTACCAACATTATAAACATTTTGTGGGTCCAATCTATTTACGGGAACGTTCAGAGATTTATACAATTTTCTCTCAAAATATTCTACCATATCCATATTTGAGAAATTGTCTAAAGATTCCAGAGTTTTAATTTCTGTAGTTGTTCCGTTATTTCTTCTAGGCATCCAAAAATCTTCGAGCATGGATAAATGTTTTCTGTCGTCTCTTACTTCTCCAGTAGTGGCGTCATACACCAATTTATTTCTATATTTGGTCATCATATCCCTAAGATATTGTTCAGCTTTTGCTTTAGGCATATCACCAACATCAACGTAGAATACTCTTCTAGAAGGAGCTCTTGATAGCTTATAAATTACAGAAGCGTCTTCAATCATTCTTAATTGGTTTAATGGCTTGATTGCTTTATGTAAATAACTTAAAACGACTGCTCTTCTAGCGTCCATTAGCCCCGAATTGATATTGATTACAGAATCTGGAGCTATTTTAATACCTTGAACGCTTGAAGTTGCTGTGGTGCCGGATACCATTCTATCGTTATAGATATAGTATTCGCTCACATCTGTAACGACTTCTACTCCTGTTTCTTTATCTTTTTGCTTTTTTACTTCTCTAATTTTTCTAATTTTTCTTGGATCAACATATCGTAATTCTTGAATACCTTTTTTTGGGTTGGTAATATCAATAATTGCGTGGTAAAATAATCTACCATCTACATAATACCTTCTGAAAATATCAGACGCCATATTATTATAATTTAAAAGTTTTAATACAACTTTAAATTCTGCTTCGATGGCATCTCTCAATTTATCTGACATTTTTGCGATATTGTCTGTGACGATATCTACAGATTTTCCATCATCGTTTTGTACTATAGCTTCATTAATAATATCTTCAATAGCAGATTCAATTTCTGGTTGCATCGCCATTTCCCTATAGCGAGTTATTAATTCAACCTCGTTTTTTGTTATTCCGTCTAAGTCTATAGTTTGAGAATAAAAAGCAGAAGAAGAAATTGTTGTTGCACCGTCTTCGTTAGCAGGTACAGTAAAACTTGGTATTTGATCTACCTTTTCTTCTTCTTTACGCTTTAATTTAAACCCGAATAAACTGAATGATTTATCTGCCATATTTTTATTCCATAATTAAGATTAATTCAATATTTATAGACATTAAGAAGAAGTCTTATCTGTACTTCCAGTATTAGATTCCCACCATTGCATTGCGAAAGTTACGGAAAATCTTTCGATTTGGTCGTTTTGATCCCAACCCAAATTAATTGGAGAAATATCTACTGGAAAGCACTGGACCATTTTATATTCTGCTAGAATACCTTTACCGTCTTTACTATAATGCCTAACGTATCCATCTTTTTGGTAGTCGTTTGGTGTGATTTTTGCTGAATCTCTAACGTTTGCAACGTGACCATTCAATTTATTCATCCAACTTTCTAAGAAGAATCTTGGTCCGCTTTTAAAATCTTGTTCATCAACTAGAATTTGAACAGTCCAATTATCAAATCTTCTATTACCAGCAAATTTCGCTTCTCTGCCGAAAAAATATGCAGAAGCGGTACCAATACTGGAACCAGGAAGGGAAGTAGATTCGGCTCTTAATGTAAAGTTGTCTCCAACATTTTCTGATTGAGCTTCAAAAGTTATGTCGAAAAGGTTAGGTCTGGCTCCATCAAAGGTCATGTTATTGACAAAAGTGGAAATGTTAAAAGGTTGGTAATTAGCCATCTTATTTCTCCTTGGAAATGTAAATATTTTTAAGTATTTATAATAATCTTAATTTACGTCAAATAAAAAGGGGTCCTAAGACCCCTTTTATTATTATTCTAATTTATGTTAGAATTGTCCTACAACTGTATTAAAGTCCACACCAGTTTTTACTGCAACAAAGTTTAATTGGATAAAGTTGATGCTTCTTGCTGGTTTAATATAGATATCACCAACAAAAGCGTTTCTATCAATAATATCTGAAGTATTATTGGTTTCGTCACAAACTACTCTAAATGCGGTAATACCCCTTCTTGCTTGTACTGAACGTAGGTATGGTTCAATTAAAGCGACGAATTGTGATCTAGTGAACGGATCGTTAAATTCAAATAGGCTGAATTTTGCTGCTCTAGAAATAGATTTTTCAAGAGTAATGAATAATCTACGAACATTAATTCTATCGAACGCAGAAGGTTTTCTTTGTAGAGTTTTATCTCCAAGAAGGACAACCCCATCACCAGTAACAGAAACTACTGGATTGATTCCATTCTTATATAATTCGTCTCTTTGTGTTAAATTAGGATTCCAAGCAAGCTTTACTGCATTTTTAACTTTACCTCTATTAAATCCAGCAGGAGAATACCAAGGATCAGCAACAGAATCGGTATACGCGCAAAGCCCTGCAATATCTGCGTTTAATGGAATCCAACGGTAAACATTATTATAGCGGTCGTATTGGTACTTCCAACCAGAATCCACAACCATATAAGAAGAACTTCTATTCAAGACGTTTAAGAAAGAAAGGTTGTTTGTTACTATATTATCGACTTCAAATCCTGATTCGTTTAATACGTCTCCTATGCGAGGAGATACAAATAACATACAATCTTTTCTTCCGATAATTGGGGTTTCGCCGCTAGTTCCAAGAATAATATTGTCTAATACGTGTTGCGCGACAATTGGTGTCGCGTCATTATTTGGTGCTGCTGCGCCTAGAAAAGCCAAAGAAATTTCATACTTATCTTTATCGTTGATTAAATCCCAAGAAGAAGTAACGTTTGCAGTCGTTGGGGCGACACCATCAGACCCACCATTTAATGTCACATTAAAGTTAATGGGTGAATCATAAGAAACAACGTCTGAAGAAAGTTTTCCCCAAGTATTGGCTGTATTTGCATAATCTGGGTTGTCTAACACATACAAATAATTCGATGATTGTAGCAAAACGTTTTTGAAATAAGAACTTCTTCCGTTAATATCTACTGCATCTTTTGCTTTTGATAAAAATGCAAATTTTTCAAGGATTGTATTAGCTTTACCAGACATTTTCCCCAAACTGTCGATAACAATCATATGGAATTCGTCATTGGCAGAGTAATTTCCAGTCGTTTCTGCGACATAAGTTGATGTTCCTGGAGCGTTATCGAAATAGTTCTTATAAGACCAAGAAGAAAAACCAGCAGAATTTGCGCACAAAGAAATTTGAAGTCCATTGGCAATTTTTCCGGGATATTTTGCTACAAAGTCGCCGTATAAGAATTCATTATTAGCATTTAAATAATTATTTTCGTATGCGTCTTCGTTGGAAATTAAAATTTTATTTGCTGTTCTGTCTGTTGAGGCGTTTAATGCGCTATTTGCGTTAATAGTTCTTGTTACATACAAAGAATTTGTATAAGACAAAAAGTTTGCACAAGAAAAGAAAGAAGTAGCAACATAAGAATCTGAAGTTTCTGTTGTGGGTTTTCCAAAAACCGATAGTAATTGCGTCTCGTTAGAAATGAGCACTGGTTGATTAACTGGTCCCCAATTGAATTCCCCAACGAATGCTCCTACAGAAGTAGATACTCCAGGAACGATAGTAGTCAAATCTACTTCGTTTACTTGAATTCCTGGGGATAACATATTTAAAACACTCATTTTTATCTCCTATTATAGTGTAAATTGATATAATTATTTATAAAATTGAGCGTTTTAAAAATCTAACATATCCTTTAAAATAAGTTTATATGGGTCTGGGTCAGACGTTTCTATCCAAACGGAATTACCTTCTACAAAATGTTCAAATTTTAATCCGTTGTCTAATTCGCCCAAAGGTAGTTGGTCTTCTTCAGAAAAGTTAAAATGTTCTAACTGAAGTTGTTTTCTGAGGTCGTGATCTACTATTTCTTTAAACATTTTTTGTGTTGCCAACCAACCAAATATGACCAAAGTCATAGCAAGATCGTCGTTTGCCCCTTCTTCGGCTTTATATGACGGACCGTCTTGCACAAATGTTGTTAATTCGGATATAGTTTCAAAATCTTGTATAACCAATTTATCCGTTTCGACTAGGGTTTTTAGAGTAGAACAACCAATACGTTTAACTAGTGGGCTCATTTTTAATCCCATAGCAACGTTTCTACCTCCGTATAAACATAATGTTTGTGCTCGCTTATTACCAGAAGAAACCTTTAATACGTTTTCATATTCTAAATCTTCAATTAAAACGTCTGCTATTTGTGGATTATTATTTACTTCAATTAATACATGAGCGTTATTATAATATTCAGCACACATTTTAAGAACAGTTGGGTATAACATTGGAGGTATTGCGTTATTTCTATAAACAGCAACTTGCTTATAAGGCATAGTTGAAACGTCAAAAACAGAAAACGCAGAATAATCTAAATTTTTACCTTCTGAAACGTCTACAGTCATTGCGTATAAATGATCTCTAGTTAATAACTCTCCAGTATCCTCATCATAAAATTCTTTTATAGGGTCTTCATAAACTATCATATCCGCATATTTTTTTAATGATTCTTTATATGCTATTGTAGCCAGTTTTTCGCCAGATATGAGGGTGTTTGTTGAACCCAGGAAATCACAATTGTGAGAAATGACGTTGTTAGTAAAATATGTTTTATACGTTCCAACAGATATAGGTTCATATACATCAAAAATTCCGTTTTCTGTTACTATATCTTTTATTTTTTTGTTTGTTATCGTGTTTTTTAGAGTTATATTTTTGGCTTCTAAAAATCCGATGTCAGTTAAAAATTTGTGACCTCCAGAACACTTTATTGATTCCCCGTCTTCAAAAATAAAAGTATATAATATATTAATTTTTTTATTTTGTATACCCTTAAAGGATTCAAACCCTAAAGGGGTTTTTATTAAATATCTATTATTTTCTTTAAACATTTTTTATTATTTGCAAAATTCTAGTATCAGTAACATTATAAATTTTAGAATAATATTCTGCAAAAGCTTTTTCGTATGTTAATTTTTTACCATTTTTTTGCGTTTTTCCTATTCTGTCGTCTTCTATAAAAATTCTATCTTTATAGTTTTTTATAATTACCCTTACATTTTCTTCTGATATTTTTCTAGGTTTTGCTTGATTTTGTTTTTGCTTTCCTTCTTCAGTTAAATTCAATTTATATCCAGTTAAACCTTTGTTCCAAGGTTTGGTTCCCTTTTTAACGCCACCTATTCTCGGTCTCTTAACACCTTTCTGTATCTCAGAAATATAATTTGGAGGTAAAGACATGCGTTTTGCTATCATAACACAAGCTCCATAATCTCCATTTTTATAGTGTATTTCATAATGTTCTTGAATACTAACGCACAATAAATTGTTTATATCGTTATTTGACTTATTACCGTCTATATGGTGTATTTCAAAAGTTCTTCCGTTATCATCAAAAGGGATTTTCCCAAAACGATTTTCCCAAATTTTTCTATAATTATCGCACATATTATGAACTATATTTCTAAAATATAATATTTATAAAGCAAAAAAGTCTTAATCAAACAAAATCTTCGTAAAAATCTTTTATTGGTATAGATATTGTTTGATTTGTTTTTGTGTCTAAAATTTCTATTAAAGTTTCTCCATGAACGCATTCAAATTCTTGTTGCCATTGCCGTAGCGAAGTATTCTTGATTGTTTGTTCTTTAAACTTTTCGTCTCTTCCGGGAACCATTCCCCAATGGATACTAAAAGTTTTATATTCACTTCTTTTTGATACAGCATCAGTCCACATTTTATAAAACAAATTCATACCGTTTGGAGTAGAAACAATAATCATCTTAGTTGTTTTACCAGAAGATATTACTGGATAAACAGATGTGAAGAAATTTTCTGCTATATTAGAAGGAACGAATGCAAATTCGTCCAAAAAGACACATGTGAAAGAGCCACCACGTATGGCGTTTGAAGAAGTAGCAGACGCCAATACTTTCGAACCGTTTTCTAATTCAATAGAACCTTTATTCCAAACTCTAACTCCCTGTTGTAACCAAATAGGCAAGTTTTCATATGCGAGTTGGTATCTATCGAGAATTTCTCTTGCTAGGTCGCCTTTGTTTGCTAGGATTGCTATGTTTTGATCGTCATTGAATAAAGTCATCCAAAGAATGTACGCCACAGAAGAAACTGTTTTTCCCACCTGACGAGGACACTTAACAATACTAAAACGGTTTTCGTGAAACGTTTTAATCATGTCTTTTTGGAAATCCCACATATTAAAAGGAATAACGCCTTTATCTACATGGACCACTTTTACATAATTTTGGATGAAATATATTGGATCAGACGCGCATTTAATATATTCTTCTACTTGCTCCTGAGTAAACTCTATTTGTATTCCTTCACGCTTGAGCTGTGGATTAGCTCTATAAGAAGACTCTATCATAATTTAATTTTCGATAATTTTTTCTTTTGAATTTAGATCTTTGAGCATTTTGCTTAATTCTGTCGTACTACCAACAAATAAAGCATTATTGATTGTGGTTTTTTCTTCTTTTTGATTTTTGTAATTAGAAATATCTCTTACTTTTTTATGTATATCTAATAATTGTTGGTTTGCGTCCAATACGTTTTTAAGCAAATTTGCAGCAACTTCAAAATCCCTTCCTTTTTCGCTTTCCCTTGCGATAGTTAATATATCTTGTACTGCGTCTTTACCAACCTCAATCAATTCGTGAAAATTTTCCCTGGCTGTTTCGTAGTCTTTCTTTAAATCTACGTCTAGAGTTTCATGGGGTATTGGTTCTGAAGAAGAAATTTTCTCTGGAAGGTTGTTGGGTTCAGATGGAGCAACTTCAAAAAAGTTTTCCATTTTTTCATCAAATTTGCTCATAATAATGTTTATGTAACGTATTCTGTAATAGATAGTTCTGGTTGCCAGTAAGAATTAGCGTTTGCTGTATTCGGGGATACCGTAATTGTTTTTGTGAACGCTATCATATCGTTTGATGTGGCAGAAATTGGTACGTGAATAGAAAGAGAATCTGTTCCTACTATTGGTTGATTAAGTTTGAAATTGCCCATAATATCGGTAATATAAACAGTATTAGAATTTGCATTCCAATCCCCAACCTTACCAGTAGCATACGCCAAATCGTATTTTTGTCCCTGATAAACCCATTCTCCATTTATATAGTCGCCATATCCGTCGGGGTCCACATTAAAAGATTTTGATCCATTTGGATTACAAGAAGTACCGATTCCAGAATCGAAAGAACCACCAATACCAAATAAGAAATTTTCGTTTACTTCTTTGATGATAGGAACATCTTTAACTGCCCCAAATATAAACCCTTTAGCTGTAAAACTCAAAGTCCAAATTACTGTTCTTACTTCTGTATTAAACATCCCATCAGATTCTATAATTAATCTAACGTCGTTTAAAACAATAGGTATTACTTTAGTTATACCCATTTCTGGTACTAAAGTAACTCTTAAAGAATAATCTGGGGTAAAGTATGGAAGGATTTGTTCTATAATTTGATTTCCATCTTCAACATTTCTGGTATATATTGTCAATCCAAAATTGAAATCGTAAGGAACCGGATTATATTGCATAAACGCTTTATCTGCATTATCCGGATTTGAAGAGAAATTTTTATTGTTTGTATTTAATTTTCTATCCTTATCATAATTAAACCCAACCATCTCATAAGACATTCTAGGTAAAAGGACTTGGACTTTTTTATCCAATTCTGGATCGCCTTGCAACCTCTTAACAAATTTTTCTTTATCTCCATATTCTATAGGAACAACGATTCTTTGGTTATTGTCCCTAATTAATACTATATTATTAAATATTGAAGCAAACGCAGAAGTGATTTTGCGGACACATTTATGATAATGGTTTATTGCGGTCATTATAATATTCCAAATGGGTTACTTTCCGAAGTATCTATTACTGTATCGCTAATATCTTCAATAACCTTATTATCCCAACCGTCTCTAATTTGAGGGTTATCCAATTCATCAAAATTCTGTATAGAGTAATTTGCTCCGGATTCAGAACCAATAACGTTTAAATCAGAATCAAATATACCAGACATATTGGTAACTTTTAAAGTTTTTGTTGGAGCGTTCCAATTTTGTACTGTGGCGAAACTTGTTGGTGAACCTACCGGACCTTGATATGCTAATTCGTTGACTTTAAAGTTGCCAGTACCAGTATCCAATATATAATCAATAGCAAAAGAATTAACTTGTTCAACAACGTCTATCTCTTCTACCCCCGTATTCATATCTTCATGAGAATATTTGAATAATTCTAGTTCAAGTTCCCAATAATATGGCTGTTTTCTACCCAAAGTGAAATAGTCTGTGGCGTCGTTGGTATATTTAATTTCATATAATTCGCCAGTACCAGACAAAAATGGAATATACACTAAATCCCCTTCCTTTGGTCTGGTGTGGGTATCTTGAGGTACTCTTTTAGCAAATGCTCTTCTAGGCACTTGAATTCTAATTGTATTTTTAATTTCTAGCCCGAATTTAGAAAAGAAATCGTTGTTCATGCCGGGATCTACAGAATTTGTTAAATACACTTCCATAGGGTATGCAGCATCAAATTTCTTTAACGGGTCATCGCCATAAAGTAGATCAGATACAGCAGCTTCATTTCTGGGTATGTAATAACAATCAAACCCGAACATCTTAACTGCCTCGTGAATTAAATCTTCTACGAGGTTTTGTTCTGGTCTATTCTTATAGAAATCGAAATATGGGTTTGTTGGCATTATTTTCTACCCAATCATGAATTCTGGCGGTTCTGAATATTTAACCAACATTTCGTTTTCTAGTGTTGAAATTTCATCAACTGCTTCTTGATATATTCTATCCCCATTTAAAGTAACGCCACCCGGTAGAGAAATTTGCCCGAATTTCTTCATATTTTCTCCCCACTGACGTTTTATCAATGCTGTAGAATACCTTTTAATCCAACGGTCGTTAAACACGTCGGAGTATTCTTCTGGGTCTATTATTTGGTATCCTTCAATAACAATAACGGTTCCTTCTGGACATTGTTCAGTACCCCAACCCATATCAATCTTAACTTTATTTTGATGTCTTTGAAACCTTATGGGAATTTCGCCGTTAAACAACATTTCTAATCCGCGAATATGTTGCATTGCTATAGTATACGGAACCATAGAAGTAGAGGTTAAATCCCAAAGGTTGTTGAGGATTAGTTGATACCGAATATCCCACATATACGACTTACTCAGCAAATTGTTCAGCGGTAATATTCTAGTAACCCCAATTAATGAATCTGGAACCGTTATATATCTATTTTCAATATCTTCTTGAGTTATTGTGTGTTTATAATATGCTTTAGAAGTTGCATCATAATGATAATCAATGTAAAACTGCATACAATCAGACAAACGATCCTCAATTTGCTCTTCAGATACATTTATCTCAATTACTGGAAAGCCAAGTCTTCTTAAACAATAATCTTTTAATTCGTCTCTTGTTGATACGTTAGACATTTTCTATCCAAGGTGGTGTTATTGATACTGTTTCTGGAGTTTTTTGTTTATCGATTTCCATTGTAATAACTTCTTTCATTGATTTAATATATTCTTTGTCTAAAGAACTTTCAATGAATTTAATTACTTCTTTTTCTTGTAAATTTTCTAGGGGAATAAACTTTTTCCCTTTGACGTCTAATTGCGTTACGTTATAAATTTCATATTTACAATCGTTTTCTTTACCGACATACCACCACTCAACAGAAGTTAGTTGTTTAGAATCTGGATTTATGTTAAATTTTGTTATTTTATATGAGTATTTAATCATCGATACACACCTTATAATTGACATCTATACCATGCTTAGTGATAAAATTTTTAGTTGACATTCCGATTCCCTATCCTCGGTTAATTATACTATTATTTATAAAACGAGGATAGGGAGGAAATTTAGAAGTTATTCTATTAATTTATTAGGGGGGTCTGATTCTAATAGTTCTATTAAACCAGCAGAATTGTTTATAAAAGGTTGTAGTAAATATTTTGGAGATTCTTCTTTTTAATTAATATTTATAATACTCCAGTATTTGTTGATGGGTAATATCTGTTTACTCCCCACATAAACCTTACCAGACCAGCACCACCGGTTCCTGTTGTATCACTTCCACCGCCTCCACCATATCCTCCACCAGCACCACCTAAAAGAAATCCACCAACTCCATCTGTTCCATAGGAACCGCCCTTTCCTGCTCCTCCGTTTGTCCCACTAGCAGCACCACTTGGTCCTTCTCCGATATTCCCTACTCCTCCTCCGCCTCCACCAGTACTGAATGAAGACGACCCTCCGCCACCTCCGCCACCTCCTCCAGATCCAGCAGTTCCCGCTTGTGTGGATGGGTTTCCTCCGGTTCCTCCAACTCCAGAATATCCGGCTGCACCTCCACCGCCAGCAGATCCTATACCTGTATAAGAATTCCCATTTCCTCCAGAATATTTAACAGATCCAACTCCAGCAGAAGCTTGACCTCCTGTTGCATATTGGCTTCCTCCAGCAGCACTTACAAGAACAGTTGCCCCCCTAGAAACAGAAGACGTTCCTCCTTGCGCTTGTCTTGCGGTTATAGGTGCTGCAACATATGATAAAACTTCTCCTGGTGTTACTGGTATGTTATTTGTATATGATAATGCACCTCCGCCTCCAGAATAAGTGGTGCTTCCAGAAAGCGCTGCACCTCCGCCGCCAGCGCCAATACATAATATGCTGACATAATAAACTCCTGTTGGCACTGTCCAATTTCCACTGGTGCTAGTTGCAAAAGTTTGTCCTTGTATCACATATTTTGAATAAAAATTAGAAAACCCTATTTGTCCTGTGTTGATTCCACCTAAATATCTACAATCTGTTTCTGTTAAGTTTGTTGACGCATATGCAGTTCTTTTTAACTCTGTTCCAATTGAGGTGTTTGGTGTAGCTGCTGCTGCGTTTGGACCTAATTCAATATATCCACTCGCTACCATTGTCATGATGAGTTCTCCTTATGCAACGATAACCCATTCTTGAGAACTTTCATCCCAATAATATTCTTGTCCATCTTCCGGTTTTGGGATAGGAGCATCCCACGAATTAGTTTGGTCGTTCCATATCCAACTTGGATATGGTTGTGGTCCTTTGTCTCTCTCCTTTGCCAAATGAAAATATAAAGAATACATTAATACGTATAAATCTTTGTATGTTGCAAATGTTCCTATATATTCTTCTGTTTCCGGGTTTCTCAACTCAAATGCAGTATTAGCGTTATCAGAATTAAATTCTTGATGTAATTTTGACTGGATTCTATTGGATGCAAATTCTCCATTATTCAATACTATTATATCTTCTTCATCAAAAAGTATTACTGGATTTTGATTATAATTATTATAACAAATTATTTGAGGAGATCTTCTCCACAATTCTCCTGAAACGTTTGATTGATTGTATTTTGGCATATTGATACCTATAAGTTGTTTATATTAGTATTTATATTTTTAAAAATCCGGGGTATCGGATAGAATCGTCTTTAATAACTGTTAAATATGCGGAAGTAACACAAACATTTATTTGTTGTAACCATTCATTTGGAAAATATGTTTGTTTATAATATTCTTGAAATCTTATATATTTATTATTTATAAAATTAGCAAGATATTTATCGGTATAATATAAAAAACTATTTTCGTTCCAGAAACTTACATGTGTGGGGTCTTGGAATGCTCCTCTTCCATCCGTGCTTGGAATTTCTATAAAAGCCCATCCACCATGACATAACACCCTATGAATTTCGCTCATAGATTTGATAGGATCTTTTAAATGTTCTAATATATGACTGGCATTGATAACTCCTACGCTATTATCTGGTAACGGTATCCCTTCATTTAAATCGTATTGAAAATCCGCAGATTCTGTGATATCAACGGTTTTATAATCTTTATACGGATTTAAACCCCCTCCCAAATCAATTTTCAATAATCCTTTTTCTTCGCAATCTTTTTCTGCTAAAAGTTGAATATAATTATTGAATAATTCTATTGTTTTTTGTTGTATTTCTTGATTTCTTTCCAACCAAGTATTTTCCCCGGTAATTCTATAGATATAAAGAACTTCCGGAATTCTTTTCATTTTAGTGTGTAGATATGTTCTAATACATAATTCATGATCATCGCATACTGATAATTCTGGATTGTGTCCTCCAATTTCTTTATAGACATTAGACCTCCAAGATCTGACATGATCTGGAGCATACCAAATATAACCTAAACTTTGAGAAGATGGTTCGAAACTTTTCATAGAAATTAAATCTCGACCTTTCCAATTATAAATAGAATATTCCCACCCTTGATTTGCGTCATATGGGGAAAATTCATCGGTCATATGTAAGACGGCATTATCGCTATATACGAATCCCATGTTTTCATCTTGATATACTTCGTATAATTTTTCTAAACAATTTTCTATTAATATATCATCATGATCAACTTCTACTAAAACATCTCCGGACCCAAGATGAAATGCTTTATTTTTTATAAATCCAATATTTGAATTGGTTTCTTCTAGTTTGTATACATTTACTTTATCATGGTATAAAATTTGTTCTGGAAGGTCTTCGAATTCGCAACCATTATTTAATAATATTACCCATTCCCAATTTTCATAAGTTTGGTTTTCTATGGATTCGAACAATTCCATCAAATACGGATTATTTTTATTATGTTCTGGGGTTATAATGCTAAATTTCATAATTAATCGAAGAAAAATAAATGAGTTAATCTACTATCATGAATAGCAGAGCCAAAATATGGACCAGCAGAATGGATATTTTGAGCATCCATTATTACTAATCTATTGTATATATTCCCCACATTATCAATAATTTCAAATTTAGTGCTGTCATAGAAATTGCCATTAAATGCAAAATCAACGTTTGGTTCTGATGCGTGTTTTGTTCCGTTTAATTTGGATCTATGGGTTCTTGTTCCGCTTTCTAGCGGAGAATTTGGGGTTAAATATATCATTGCTGCCCATTTTTGTGCATCATAATGATATACTTGGGGATCTTTTGCGCTTGTTATCTGAAAAACTCCATTAAATCCGTGTTCTTCGAAATTATAAATCTTTTTTCCTATTATTTCTTCAAATGCTTCTTTTATACCATCTGGTCTATATGTTACTGTAGATCTTAACCCTTTATACCAATTTAAATCTTCTTTATATTCAACAAAATTTAATGCAAAATCTCTGACATCATCTGGATTGGTATAAAAATTATCAACTACAAATAAATTTTTATCTTTATTTAAATTTATATAAAATGGTAATGGAATATGTTGTTCTTTTGTATTATGTGATAATGCAAAATTATGAAGTTCTTCTACGACATTATTTTCTTCATTGATATATAAAGAAGAATCTATAAAATTACAATATTCTGGGAAAGGGTTTTTTCTTTCTGGGTTAATCATTACAGAAGTGATTTGTAACATTTCTTCATATTGCTTCAAACGTTTATAAATTCTTGCTAATCCAAAAAGATGATCATTTCTTTTTGGAGCAAAAGATTCTGCAAGAATATAACACTCTATTGCGTTGTCTTCTTTATTTAAGAATATATATGCCTCTGCCATTAAAATTAGTGACATGTAAGAAGTTTCGTCTACAAACTTTGCTTTTTTGGTCTTATCAAAATCGTGCATCAAATTTAAATATTCTGTAAAATAATAGATGCACCTTCTAGCATACTCTTTTTGTTGATTGTTTCCAAGAGGAAATGCGGTTGAAGGGTATGCGTCAGCATAACTTTTTCCAATATACCAAAAATGATATATATCACTATGAATAGTGTTTTCTCTAATCATTTTTTCTTCTAATATTAGAGAATCTGTTATAAATTTTGTTGGAACCGACCAACTTTGCCCTTCATTATATCCAACTTGTCTAAATGATTTAGGTAAATCCTTACATATAAAATTTTTATCAATTTCTGGAATTTCGCAGTAAATTGTTTCATGACAAGTATCATGATTAAATCTCCAAGGAAGTTTTGCATTCCACATCCATGCTCTGTAATATACACAACTCCCACTTACCGCTGGAATGTGGAACGCTTGGATAGAAGTATCTGATATTAAATCCCAGTCAAAATCTTCATCAATCTCCAAAACTTCGTCGCAATCCATCTTTAAAATCCAATCACATCCATGATCAATATCTTGACATGTTTGAATTAAATGATCTCTATTCCATCCAAATCCAACCCAACCTTCTTCTACATCATATAAAGTTCCGGATAACTCGTTATTAATCAAGAAATCTTTTACTATTTGATCGGAACCGTCTGTCGATCCGTTGTTCTGAAGAACATAGTAATCTACAAAAGGTAAACAAGAATTTAGCATTCTTTCTATGGATCTTGCTTCATTCTTAAACATGGTAATCATAACAATTTTACATTTTTTATTCATAGTTTACTTCTATTTTTAATCAATTGTTCAATGTTTCTATCATTCTCTTGAGATTTTGATGCTGAATATAATGCTCTGTATCGTTCCTCTGTGATTTCTTCTGGGTCAGTTAGGTAATAACAAGCAATACTTTTTCTATATGTATTATTTGGGCAAGTTATGGGATCGTTAAACCCATGCCAAGAATTTTTGGTAGTGTCAAAAATTACTGCTCTATTGAATATACAATCCACTTGGGCAATTTTTTCTTTTGGTTTTTTGTTTAGAAAATCGTGTGACCAAAATTCTAAATTACCTCCCCATTTTGGATTCCATTCCTGTGATAGATATATTATAAAATTATATTTTCTTTGTAATTTTAATTTTGGGTGAATTGAATAATCTAGATGTACATTCAATTTCCCACCGTTACCATGAATGTGCCAGCCAGCACCATGTAATCCGATATCAGTATATAGATTATTTGTTTTTGTTATATTTTGAATTATTTCTACGAATTCTTTTGAATTTAGATAAGAAAAAAACTTATAAGTGGTTTCTGGAAAATGATACCAATTGTTTAAAGTTTTTTTTATTTCTAATGGATTATTATAATCGAACCAATGTGTGGATTCAAATGGGATAAATTCTTCTGATATCTTTTTTGCGATAGATGGTTCTAAAAAATCATCTATAATGTAGTAATCAAACGGTTCATTATAATGTATGGTTGGGTGCATATTATCTCCATTTCGGACCTTCAAACCATGCAGCAATACTATATCTAGTTCCTCTTATTACTGGATTTGCTCTATGTGTAAAAAATGAAGGAAAAAATATAGTCGATCCTTGTTGCCTAATCTCAGAAGCATCAGGATATGTTGATACATCTACTAACTCAAAATCTCCACCTTCATATTCAGTAGAGTCTGATAGTTGGATTACACAAGAAAGTTTTCTATGATAAACGGGATCATTGTTTAACCAAAAAACGTCGTGATGGTTTTTATATTCTCCTTGGTCTTCGTGACTATATTCTGCGAATTGAATGAAATTTAATCTAGTAATGTGTATGTCAAAAAAATCATTATTTGCACTTATTGCTGCTTTCCATAATGCATCAAATATATACGCAAATCTCCAATTTGAACTATGAATAAATTTTATTTTACTTCTTCTATTTTTATAATCAGCGAAAGCATCGATATTACCAACAAGAGCATCTTGTGATGGAATGGATTGAACATCTCTGATTATTTTTTCGCAAGTATCTTTATCAAAATATGATTTAAAATAACACCATTCACCTTTCATAATATTCCTCAATTTTTTGTTTTTAGTTCATCTATCTGTATTTTCTGTTCTTTTAATGCTTCTATTAATAACGGTACTATTTTTGAGTATAGTACGGTTAAATATTTTTCTCCAGAAATACTATGTCCATATTTATTAGAATCAAAAGGGGCAATTTTTACTGCTTCTGGTAGCACTTCTTGTATTTCTTGTGCTATAAATCCTATTTGTCTTGAAGAGTCTTTATATCCAAATGAATTAGCTAATTCGTTTTGTTCGTAATATACACCATGTATTTTACTTATCTTTTCTAAACAATTGTCAACATTTCCTAAAACTTGTTTTAATCTTTTATCAGAATAATATGCAGTAATTTGTCCAGTTGCTCTTATTTCTCCTGTTGTTCCTGCTATAGTATTAACTCCTAGTGCTGTAACTTCAGTTACCACATTGCTAGCCGCTCCTTGTACTCCTTGAGGACCAGTAGCACCAACTGCCCCCTGTGCTCCCTGTGGACCCTGTGGACCTTGAACTCCTTGTCTGCCTTGAAATCCTGCAATTGAACTAGCCGCTCCTTGAACTCCTTGCGGTCCAGTAACACCAACTGCCCCCTGTGCTCCCTGTGGACCTTGAGCGCCTTGGAATCCTTGCCTACCTTGGAATCCTGCTATTCCAGCAACTCCTTGAGGACCAGTAGCACCTACAGCGCCTTGTGCTCCTTGAGCGCCCTGTGGACCTTGAGCGCCTTGGAATCCTTGTCTACCTTGGAATCCTGCTATTCCAGCAACTCCTTGAGGACCAGTAGCACCTACAGCGCCTTGAGCGCCTTGTGGTCCTTGTGGACCTTGAGCGCCTTGAAATCCTTGTCTACCTTGGAACCCCGCAATCGAACTTGCAGCACCTTGTACTCCTTGAGGACCAGTAGCACCGACAGCACCCTGAGCGCCTTGAGCACCTTGAAATCCTTGTGGACCTTGGAACCCTGCCACCCCTTGAACTCCTTGTGGTCCGGTAACGCCAACTGCCCCTTGAGCGCCTTGTGGACCTTGTGGACCTTGCGCTCCTTGAAATCCTTGTGGACCTTGAAATCCTGCTACCCCTTGAATGCCCTGTGGTCCAATAGCACCAACTGCGCCTTGAGCGCCTTGTGGTCCTTGTTGACCTTGAGCGCCTTGGAATCCTTGTGGACCTTGGAACCCCGCAATCGAACTTGCAGCACCTTGTACTCCTTGAGGACCAGTAGCACCGACAGCACCCTGAGCGCCTTGAGCGCCTTGAAATCCTTGTGGACCTTGAAATCCTGCTACCCCTTGAATGCCCTGTGGTCCAATAGCACCAACTGCGCCTTGAGCGCCTTGTGGACCTTGTGGACCTTGAGCGCCTTGGAATCCTTGTGGACCTTGGAACCCTGCCACCCCTTGTATGCCTTGTGGACCAGTAGCACCAACTGCCCCTTGAGCGCCTTGTGGACCTTGTGGACCTTGCGCTCCTTGAAATCCTTGTGGACCTTGGAATCCTGCTACTCCTTGAACTCCTTGTGGACCAGCAGCACCCACAGCACCCTGAGCGCCTTGTGGTCCTTGTGCTCCTTGTGGTCCTTGTGATCCGGAATAGCTTGAAGCGGGACCAGTCCAAATGCCTTCTGATGAAATTATTTCATTTAGATTTATAGATATGCCATTTTTTACAACGAAATTATTATTAGCTGCCATATTTTATTTCTTTTATTAATAAATCTATTTCTTTTTGTTGTTCTTTTATAGTTTCTATTATTAATGGAATTAATTTTTCATAATTAACCGTTAATAAATTTAAACCTGTGATGCTATTGTGATTTTCATCAATATCAAATGGTGCTAATGCAACAGCTTCTGGTATAATTTTTTGAACTTCTTGTGCTATAACTCCTATTTGTTTGCTATAATCTTTATATCCAAAGGTTTCTGCAAACTTATTTTGTTTATAAAAAATTCCATTTAATTGATATAATTTTTCACTAGCATTTTTTATAGATTCTATATTATCTTTTAACCTTATGTCAGAATAATACGAAGTTATGTTTCCGGTTGCTCTTATTTCTCCTGTTGGTCCTGCTGGGGTTCCAACTCCTAACGCAGTTACTGATGTTTGCAAAACATTAGATATCCCTTGAACGCCCTGCGGACCTTGTGGACCTTGGACTCCTTGTCTACCTTGGAATCCTGCTATTCCAACTGCTCCTTGAACTCCTTGTGGTCCAGTAACGCCAACTGCACCTTGTGCACCTTGTGGTCCCTGTGGACCTTGGACTCCTTGTCTGCCTTGAAATCCTGCAATAGAACTTGCAGCACCTTGAACTCCTTGTGGTCCAGTAACGCCAACTGCTCCTTGTGCGCCCTGTGGACCTTGTGGACCTTGGACTCCTTGTCTGCCTTGAAATCCTGCAATAGAACTTGCAGCGCCTTGAACTCCTTGTGGTCCAGTAGCACCGACAGCACCTTGTGCTCCCTGTGGTCCTTGCGCTCCTTGAAATCCTTGTGGACCTTGGAACCCTGCAATAGAACTTGCAGCACCTTGAACTCCTTGTGGTCCAGTAGCACCAACTGCACCTTGTGCACCTTGTGGTCCCTGTGGACCTTGGACTCCTTGGACTCCTGTTACGCCGATTGCTCCTTGAACTCCTTGAGGACCAGTAATACCAACTGCTCCTTGTGCGCCCTGTGGACCTTGTGCGCCTTGAAACCCTTGTCTGCCTTGAAATCCTGCAATAGAACTTGCAGCGCCTTGAACTCCTTGGGGTCCAGTAGCACCGACAGCACCTTGTGCTCCCTGTGGTCCTTGCGCTCCTTGGACTCCTTGTCTACCTTGGAATCCAGATATGCCAACTGCTCCTTGAATTCCAGCGTTTCCAGTAGCACCAACTGCACCTTGTGCACCTTGTGGTCCCTGTGGACCTTGGACTCCTTGGACTCCTGTTACGCCGATTGCTCCTTGAACTCCTTGTGGACCAGTAACACCGACAGCACCTTGTGCACCTTGTGGACCTTGTGCGCCTTGAAACCCTTGTGGACCTTGGAACCCTGCAATAGAACTTGCAGCGCCTTGAACTCCTTGGGGTCCAGTAGCACCGACAGCACCTTGTGCTCCCTGTGGTCCTTGCGCTCCTTGAAATCCTTGTGGACCTTGGAACCCTTGTCTACCAACAACCCCTTGTATGCCTTGTGGTCCTGTAACTCCCGCAATTCCTTGAGACCCTTGTGGTCCTTGTGCTCCTTGTGGTCCTTGGAATCCTTGAACGCCTTGAAATCCTTGTGGTCCTTGCGGACCTTTTATGTTCGTTGTAGAAGCAATCCAAACAGAATTGTTGGAAATAACTGAAGTATTTCCAACAACTAATCCATTTTTTATTATTAGTTTAGATTGTTCTGCCATCTGATTAGTTTCTTAATGTTAAAAGTTCTTTAATTTGCTTTTGTTGTTCTTTTATAGCTTCTACTATTATTGGAATTAATTTTTCATATTGTACTGTTATGTAATTTTCCCCAGAAATGCTATTTCCATCGGAATCCGTATCAAAAGGAGCAGGTTTAACTATTTCAGGAGCAAAAGGTTTTATTTGCTGTGCTATCAATCCTATTTTTTTACTATAATCGTTATATCCAAACTTTTCTGCTAACTTATTTTGAGTAAAATAAATTCCACTTATACTTAATACTTTTTCTAAACAATTTTCAATTTTGTTTATATTTTTCTTTAATCTTTGATCTGAGTATGCTGCTATGATATTTCCAGATGCTCGTATTTCTCCAGTTCCGCCAAGTGCAGCATTTACTCCTAATGTACTAAGATTATTGGCAGGAATTATTAAATTTGCTCCTTGGAATCCTTGTCTGCCTTGGAATCCTGCTATTCCAGCAACTCCTTGAGGACCAGTAGCACCTACAGCGCCTTGTGCTCCTTGTGCTCCTTGCGGACCTTGTGCGCCTTGGAATCCTTGTCTGCCTTGGAATCCTGCTATTCCAGCAACCCCTTGAGGACCAGTGGCGCCAACTGCTCCCTGTACGCCTTGTGGTCCCTGTGGACCTTGGACTCCTTGTCTACCTTGAAATCCTGCTATTCCAACTGTCCCTTGAACTCCTTGCGGTCCAGTAGCGCCAACAGCACCTTGTACACCTTGTGGTCCCTGTGGACCTTGGACTCCTTGTCTACCTTGGAATCCTGCTATTCCAATAGCACCCTGAACTCCAGTATTACCAGTAGCACCAACAGCGCCTTGAACGCCTTGTGGTCCTTGTGGTCCTTGTGCGCCTTGGAATCCTTGTCTTCCTTGAAATCCTGCTATTCCAGCATTACCAGTAGCACCTACAGCGCCTTGTGCTCCTTGTGGACCAGTAGAACCTTGAAACCCTTGTCTGCCTTGAAATCCTGCTATTCCAATAGCACCTTGCACACCAACATTACCAGTAGCACCTACAGCGCCTTGTGCTCCTTGTGGTCCAGTAGAACCTTGTATTCCTTGTCTACCTTGAAATCCTGCTATTCCAATAGCACCTTGCACACCAGCATTACCAGTAGCACCAACTGCTCCCTGAACTCCTTGTGGTCCCTGTGGACCTTGTGTGCCTTGAAACCCTTGTCTGCCTTGGAATCCTGCTATTCCACTATTTCCAGTAGCACCAACTGCTCCCTGAACGCCTTGAGGACCAGTAGAACCTTGTATTCCTTGTCTACCTTGAAATCCTGATATTCCGATAGCGCCCTGAACTCCAGCATTTCCAGTAGCACCAACCACGCCTTGTACGCCTTGAGGACCAGTAGAACCTTGAACGCCCTGCCTACCTTGAAATCCTGCTATTCCGATAGCACCCTGAACTCCAATATTACCAGTAGCACCCAAAGCACCTTGTACGCCTTGAGGACCAGTAGAACCTTGTACTCCTTGTCTACCTTGGAATCCTGCTATTCCAGTAAATCCAACATTTCCAGTTATCCCAATATTTCCTTGAAATCCTTGATCTCCGGTTATATTTGTTGATGGACCTACCCAATGACCAGTTGAATTTGCGACAAGAGTATCCCCAACAATTAATCCGTTTTTTATTTCAAAGGGTTTATTTGTTGCCATTTTATACCAAGATTAGTTGTCTTGTTAATTTTACTACGGTAGTAGCATTGGTTGGAGTAAATAATAAATTCATATTACCGGAAGTAATTGTAGCATCAAATGTTCCTAGAGAAGCATTTGTGAATATTTCTCCATATTGAGCGAGATAAACTGTTGTGCCGTTATGTATTAGTTTTAGTGTTATTGTATGATAATTTGTAGATGAAGTCATTTGCACTTCATAAGTTGCTGTTCTATATGTTGCTGCGGGAAAGCTGTCTAGTGTAATTTGATTTGTGGTTGTGGTAGTATAATTTTCCGAAATTAAAACTGTAGAAGGTCCGATTTGAACGTCGCCAGAATATTGGGCAAGTTTTACTAATCCAGTGTCTAAAACTTCTATAGAAGGAATACCAGAAATATCATTAACAGAGAATATTGTTCCAGACATTGAGTCTGTGATAGAGAATAATTGTCCGGCGTTACCTTCAAAAGAAAGTGTTCCGTTTGAAGTTGGGTATACATTAAGAACAATATTCTTAGCATTTGTTGATGCGTCTGCTGCGGAAAACGTAATTTTTGGGTTAGTATTTGCTATACCAACATTAGGTTGAATTACTATATTTTGTTCGTTTAATGCCATTTGGTATTCTCTAAGGAGTTGTTATTTAACTATTTATATCCCGAAGCGATTGCGAGAAGCGTTAAAATTTTGTTGAATTTCTGCTGCGGATAATGCTCTGTTATACGCCATAACACTCGATATTTCAATATTGCCAAACAAACTAGCTCCTCCCCTACAACCTATATAAAATTTTCTGTTACCGAAATTATTAGTATTATTAGCATATCCAGAAAGGGGGTTAGATATTTCGTCTTTTATAACACCGTTGCTGTATATAAGATTTTCTTTGGAAGTTTGTGAAGTGTCGTGTATTATAATATTAGAATGCCAATTGGAATCGTTTAATAAAGTTTTAGAATATACTCCTATATTATATCCAACATTTCCTCTAACACTAGCAAAAATATCATAATTCGCTCCAACAGAATTATCAGAAAATGATGCTACAAAACAATCGGTATAACTGTTAAAATTTGGACCTAATTCATATAGAACTTTTGGAGAAGTCCCATAGGATAATACTTTTACTGAAAATAAAACTGTTACCGCATTGGTTGTTGATAAATTTAGAGGATTAATCGTTTCTACATAATCATTTATTCCGTCTAATACAAATTTGCCATTATTTTCTGTAGAATAAACTGGTCCATTTACTAAAGAAGCGTGATTACCATTTCCACTCAAATCATACCAAACAGCACCTGATCCAGGATAACTTTTTGGATTAGCAGCATCTAAACATAAAACTAATCCATTAGTAACAATACTTGCTCCGTGACCCAAACTCACTTACATTTCCTCCATTGGAGCAGTCCATTCTAATCCATTTAATATTTCTAATATTTCTTCGTAAGTATACGGACCTTCTGTATTCTCCAAAGTAGAAACAAATTCTGGCTGTTCTCCATCCCATTTAACAAACGTTTTGGAACCATCCACAGAACGTCTAACCGTTTCGGCAGAAGTTTCTAATACTTGACTAAAATCAACTTTTGATAATTCCGAAGTTGGAAAGATTATAAAATTTCTATCATTATATTCCATATCTGCTCCTTGTAGCGTTGAAGTTTTGTTGAATTTCTGTGGCGGATAATGCTTTGCTGTATACAGAAATATTAGAAGCTTTCCCTTGAAATTTAGATGACGTTGAAATGTCATTAAACAAATTATATAAAAGAATACCAGAATTTTCTA